TGCGCTGCTCGGCCTGGGATTCGAGGAACGTCCCGTTGGCCTCCCATATCGGCGGCAGCCTGTCCAAGGGCATGAGGGTGCTGGTCATGGGGGAGCTGGTGCAGCGTTCCTACCAGACTCGTGAGGGCGAGCAGCGCACGGTCGTGGAACTGCGGGTGCAGGAGATCGGCACCGCCCTGTCCAGGACCGCCACCACGCCCACTGATACGGACATCCGGCAGTCCTCTCCGGTCGCAAACCCGTTCAACCAGGAGGACCCCGATGCCGACGAATTCTGAACAAGAACACTACGACCGCATCGCCACCTTCTGCAAATCCCTAGACGAACACCCAGGCGAATGGAACCTCTACCCATACCCATTCCCCAACCAACAAACAGCCAAACAATTCATCGACGCCGCGCTCGCGGGACAGGTCGACGCGTTCCGTGTGGACACGAGCCTGTTCCGCTGGCGGTACAGCAGCCTGCCGTTGACGACGGGCGTCAACATCGAAATGAGAGTGATCGCATGACAGTCAAATCATTCACGGGCTTCACATGCCTGTTTCTGGGGCATAAGTACAGGACCCGGATTCTGTATGAGCGTCATGGAGTGGCCTTGGTGAGCCGGTACGGGATCGCTCAGTGCGCTCGTTGTGGCCATATCAATGTGGGGAGGCGGTGACAGTGAGCGAACCATCAAGGAAAACTTGTGCGTTGGTGGATGCGCGGGACAACGAAGCGTGTGTGCGCTGCGGGCGCAGCTTGTGGAGTGTGCCGGGTTCGCGTCACCATCGCAAGCCCAGGAGCGTGGCCGGGGTGGATGAACGGCACACGGCGGCGAATCTGGTGCTGCTGTGCGGGTCGGGGACCACGGGATGCCATGGCTGGGTGCATGCCCACGTCGCTGACGCTGAGACGCATGGATGGCTGTTGGCCTCGTGTCAGGATCCGGAGCTGGTGCCGGTGGACACGGTGCGTTTCGGCCGTGTGTTCCTCGACCTGGACGGTGGTGTGCGTCTGACCGATGGCGGCCCGGCCGAGGAGGGCACGGACATCGAGCAGTGGCATAGGGCGTTCGTGTTCACGGGAGGTGATGAGAGTGAGCTGGTTCAAGGTTGATGACTCGTATCCGGATCATCCCAAGACCCTGATGGTGAGTCTGGAGGCGTCCGGCTTGTGGGTCAGATGTGCGGCGTGGACGGCGCATTACGGGACCGACGGGTTCATCCCGTATCAGGTGATGCTCCGCTATGGGGGCACTGATGAGATCGCCGGGGAATTGATGGACGCGGGTTTCTGGATTGAAGCAAAACGAAGCAAAACCCAAGCAAACGGGGTGAAGCAAACGGGGTTTATGATGCATGATTTCACGCAGTACAACCCGACCGGGAACGAAGCAAAGGCCTTGAGCAGGCAACGTTCCGATGCAGGTCGCAAGGGCGGGAAGCGTTCTGCCGCAACACGTCGCGATAAGGGGCAAGCAAACGGGCAAGCAAGTGCTTCACAGGGAAACGAAGCAAACGGCAGGCAAGTGCTCGAAGCAAAAACGAACCCCGTCCCGACCCGACCCGACCCCTTACTCTCTCAACAGAGAGAGAGTAACGACCCGGAACATGGCTCTCCCGCTGGTTTTGATGGGGTGGTTGAGCCTGAATGGAAACAGGTGTTGCAGGCATGGGAGCCCAAACCTGAGCATCATCGTCTGGCCAGGGAGCTGGCCGACAAGGATCCCCACGGGAGGATGGTGGATGTGCTCCGGGTGGCGAGCCTGTTCCGTGACGACATTCTGGAGACCGGCAACAAGCGCAACGTGGTGGACTTCGATGCCGCGTTCCGTAAGAAGCTGCGGTTCAAGGCATCCGATCTCCTTGACGAGCCCGCTCCCGAACCGGAGCTCACCGACGGCGCTCCCGCCGCTTCCCGCTCCTATGAGTGGGGTGGCATCACCCGTGAATGGATCAGGGAGCACATCACGGACCTGGTGCCCGAGGGATTGTTCACACAGGCCATCGAGTCGAGTTTCTGGGGACAAGTCAAGGCCGGCACCTCCAAAGAGGAGGCGGCGCAGGGGATAGTCGATGATCTGCTGACGCAGGTCGAGTATGTGGGGAGAACATCATGAGTGGGGTGTTGTTGTGGACGGATATCGAGACCACGGGGCTTGATGAGTGCCGGGATGCGGTCCTGGAGATTGGCATGCAGGCCACGGACTGGGATCTGCACCCGTTGGACCGGGGGATGCGTGTGGTGGTGCGTCCGTCCCGGTGGTGGTGGCGCCTGCGGATGAGCGCGTACTGCAGGCACATGCATACGGTGAACAGGCTCATCGACGAGGTGGACGCGGGCGGGGCGCATACGTTCAGCCGGAGCGAGGCCGCATCGGCGGTCATCGAATACATCGCCAAGCACAGCGAGGGTGGCATGCCGTTGCTGGCGGGCAGCAGTGTGGATTTCGACCGTCGCTTCCTCAAACGAATGCACTGCCTCGGGCATAGTGCACTTGAAAGGGTGAGCCATCGCATCGTGGATGTCAGTGTCCTCGACGAGATAGCCAGGCACAGGTATCCCGACGTGTACGCGCATCGTCCCGACAGGACCACGGACCACCGAGTCGCCAACTGTCTGCACGACAGCATGAACCTCTACCACTACTACCAGCAACACCTACTCAAGACAGAAGGGAAGGACCAACGTGAGCCTACATATGCGGAGATTGATGCGGCGGCTCATGTGCTGTGTGAAAGATGGGATCCGGGCGAATGGGGCAAGGGCTTTGAAACGGCGGATGATGATTACCGGCAAGATGCCAAGGCAATGCTTATTGCTGCTCGAAAGGCGGTGAGCATCGATGAGTGATTTCTGGGATTCGAAAACAGTCAAGGCTCGCCAGCAGCATCGGTGTGATCTGTGTGGCGAGGTTATCGCGACAGGTGAGTCGTATTCGCGTGGTGCCGGGGTGATTGAGGGTGATTTCCTGACGTGGAACGAATGCACTCCTTGCGATGAATTCGATTCGGTGTATTTCTCGGAGTCCGGCAATGATGAGATCACGGAGGATTCTGCTGTTGAGTTTGCTCGTGACCTGCTGGCCGATTCACATTATCCCTCGAGGGCCAAGGTTGTTGACTTGGTGATTGCTGATTCGTTCATACGGCGAAGTACGGGTCGATTTGCTGAGGCCTCTGATTGGGGTGATGACCTTGAGTGAGCGCGTTCTGTTGATTCGGTTACAGGTTGCTTGCGTAGCAGTAGGAGAGTTTGGATTCCCTGTATTCTCCGAACAAGGGGATGCGGGTGAATCCGTGTTTTTCGTAGAAGCGGATCGCGTCGGGTTGACTGGTGCCTGTCTCCAGGACCAAACGTTTCGCGCCCCGCTTGCGGGCAGTGTCACGCAATGCGGTGAGGATTGCTGTGGACGCGCCTTTGCCTCTGGCTTTGGGCGTTGCGTACATGCGTTTGATTTCCATGACATCGGGTCCGAGTGCGCTGTCTTGGATGGTTCTGAGCCCTCCGCACGCCATAGCGGTTCCATGGGTATCCCGCGCAATGAAGAACACTGTCACGTCGTCGGCGGATGGCGGTGTGCCTGGCTCGTGGGTGTCGTTGCCATATCGTGCGTCGAGCTCGTCACGCTGTTCCTGACGCAGCATGCGGCCTTCTTGCTGATCCCAGGGAATTTCCTCTACATGCCAGTCGCTCATCGTCGGCCTTTCTGTCGTATTCGTATGCCCTTGCGAATCATACTAATTCCGAAAGGAGGCGTTTGCGATGGCTGGGCGTAATGAGTTGCCTCCTGAGTGGGATGGGCTTCGGGTGGAGTGGCGTGGTTTCGAGTCGGAGCCGGTTTCTTTCGATTTGCCGGCTGACTGTTGTGCTTCGTGTGGTGGTGTCGGTCCAAGGTCCATTAATCATGGTCGTTTGCCGGGCGCTGAGGTTCCGTCGCATTTGGTCGCTGTGCGGTGTGCGGCGTGTGGTTTCACTCAGGTTCGTGATGCTAGGCGAGTGTGGTGGGATCTCGATGAGTCGGATTACTCGGATAAGGGGAGTCTCTATATGAAACAGGGGGAATTGGCATTATGAAGATGACGAGGATTATCACGGCGAAGATTCGTCCGGGAATCATGATGAAGCTATCCGATGGTGGTAAGCGTTTCGAGGTACGGATGGAAAGTTTCCATGATGCCGACTTCATCAGGTACGTGGATGCCGATCATCCTCATATCCAGTTCAGTGACGGATTAAGAAGATTGGGTCGCGAGCGCAGGTTTAGTCGTGATTCCGATGAGTTCGTCCGTGAACTGTCCGGAGTGGATGAGGAGACGTTCGAGGAGCTGTTCCCCAGGCCGAGCCCATGGTTTCCCGAATTCACCCATCGCCGAGACTGCCTGTATGTGGCACCGATAGGTGAACCAATCACGTTGGACCAGATATTCCAGGAGAACACCATATGAGCAGCCAACAAGACAAACGCACGGCGCTCGCGAAACGTCTCACCAGTCAAACCATCCAACTCACCGCTCTGAACGCATCCATCAACAAACTACGGAAACAGGAACTCAACCACGCACAACACCAAACCTGGCCATACGGACAAACCCCAGACAAAGACACCACAACCAGCATCCACACCGCCACAGAACTCACACTCACCAGCACACACATCACCAACGCCATCAACCAACTCAACGCGCTCGCAGCCATGCTCAACGAGGGGAGTGCATATGACGAGTAGCTGCCCGGTGTGTGATGGCATGGTTCGTGGAGGAGTGCTGTGCAAACAGCATCGCAGGGAGATGGCAGCCGCATTGCAGTCTTTGCGGTTGAACATGTACGAGCTTGCCGGCTTGGCTCGCAGGGAGTTCAAGCTGGCAGGCCGTGGCCAGGGGCATGCGTCGGCCGCGTTCGCCTCCACGCCGTTGAACATGTCAGCGCAGGTGCTCTACGACGAGACGGACGACATGCTGCAGGATGTGGCCGCGGCGATCGGGCTGTGGGGTGTGCGATGCCCTGTATTGATACGGCGGCTGCAGGGTCGGTTGGGGGCGTTGTCTTCATCTCCTCACTGCGGTGAAGCGTTCAAGGAGATCACCCACGCCTCGGAGAATATCAGACTCTGGCTCACGCCACCCGATGAACGGATCATCTACGGCAGGTGCCTGAACCCCGTATGCCTGCATGAGGTGTCCGGCGTGGCTGGCCAGAAGGAGGCCACGTGCGGGTATTGCGGAAGCACATGGAGCGTGAGCGCGATCAGGGCATCCAGACGCGAACGCTATCGGTTGAGTCCAGTTGATGCGTCCGGGGTGGATCGGACGTTGAGGATGACGCCCGCGCAGGCTGCGGCGTGGTTGCGTGGCCAGACGAATATTCCGGTGACGCGTAAGCAGGTGTCTGATTGGATTCGTCGCGATAGGTTGCCGAGCAGTGAGCGGTTGGATGGTGGCCGTTGGTCGTTCAATCCTGTGGAGTTGCTGGATTCAGCCGAGCGGGCGGCATGATTTGTGTGACACGCCGGGCTGAATGTTGTAATTGGTGTCTGCCGCCGTTATATTTGTAGTATTGTAATTAGTGTATGTGGGGCCCGGTGGATGCCGGGCCTTTCGCATATCTGCACGTAAACACGCCCTGGTGCGCTGGAGCGTTTCGGGTACCGGTCGAGCCTATAAGTCGATCAACCATTCTTGCCGTCAAATAGCGGGCGGCAACAATCCATGTCGGTCGCACGGTGCGATGACGGTCTCCAAAACCGTCAGACTTGGTTCGACTCCAAGCCGATATACCAAACCTGGAGGCCTTACATCTTTGTACCCACCAGGCACCACACGTCACATGGAGGCCATGCAGCAGGGCGAATCATTCTTTATTGCGGGCGGAACATTGAGTTGCGTTGGATGTGGTGCGTGTCTTTGTCGGGGTCGGGCTCGCCTGGTGTCTTCTTGGCGGTGTTCTGTCCGGCGATTGATTCGTCCATGCCGTTTTTCACGGCTTGCTTGACCGTGTAGTAGAGCACCGTGGTCGCGATCCCGGTGCCCAGTGCCCAGAGGAAAATCACGCCGAAGAAGTTCATCGCGTACATCATGGCCTCCCTTGTCCGGCGGACTGCTGGATACCGGTCGGGCCGTGTGGTTGTCCGGTCTCGCGCTGGTGTCCGGGGTCGTAGAGCATGTCCTGGAGTTTGGTGACTGATTCGCCTTGGTTGCCGGTCCATGTGGCCCCTCCGTTGGTGTATGCCATGATGAACAGTTCGTCGCCAGGCACGAGTTCGGACGCCAGGGTCTGGAACATGCTGTCCTGGTCCTTGGGGGAGCGCACGATCCAGAAGCCCTTCTGCACGTGGCAGGAGTCGGGGAAGGGCCTGAGTGTGTGCATCAGGCCCATGTAGTCCTTGTCGGGGGATTTGAGCGTGCAGTTGATCGCGTATATCGCCATGGTTCCTCAGATCTTCGTCGGATGCCGGTCGTGGGTGTTGAGCTGGCGGCACATGATGCACTCGTTCAGGCCGCCCGTCCCGGGAAGCCGGGAACCGGGGTCGATGCCACGGGTGAACGGGCAGCGGTCGTTGTCGTGGTAGAACAGACCCGTGCGCGCGTGGAACGCGTGCGGTTCCACACGCCGGTCCCGAGCGGTGCCTGCGGGGTGGCGGTTCATGGTTTGCGTTCCGTGGGGTTCTTCCTGAAGAGTCCCTTGATGAATCCAGCCACGGCGGTGAGAATGAACAGGGCCAGGGCGACCCAGAACAGCCAGAGCATTCCCTGGACTACCAGGCCTATGGTTCCGGCGATGAGCCAGACGACGAGCAATACGATCATGAAAGCGAACATGATATCTCCTTAATAAATGATTACATACTTGAATTCGTGTAATCGGTTCAGCGGTTTTGCCGGTCGTCCGTGCGGTCGGTGTCCGGTTTGGCGTCCTCGGCCTGCATGTGCAGGTGCCGCAGGTCCTGGTCGATCAGCTGCTGCTCCTCTGGGGTGACGGGGTTGCCCTGCATATCGCGCCCGGGGTGGGGGCCGAAGTTCTGTTTTAGGAACGAAGCCTCCAGCTTGTCCTCCTGCATGTGGCGCTGCGCGCCCCCATCGTCATCCAGGACCTGCAACTGCGCCTGCTGCAAGTGGCTGTCGTTGGCCTCGTCGTCTTCCTTGTCGAGGCTGCGGCACAGCATGCACAGTCCCAGCCCCGATTCGCCGTCACGGCGTGAAGCGGGTTTGATGGTCCGGGCGAACGGGCAGTCATCGTTGTCGTGGTAGAACACTCCCAGTCGGGAATGGAAAGCCTTAATCCTCATAATCGTCGCCTCCTGATTCATAGGGTGGCGAACCCGGTGAGCCACAACGTCCATGCGTTGTTGTGGCGGACCCCGTAAAACGTTGTGAACGAGCCATCTGCAATATCGGGCTCATAACGGGATCCTAACGGCCTTACAGAACAGCCGATATTGATGACACTACACCACCAACCTGAACGTGAACCATGAAAGGATGAGGCATGCCAGTCAAGAAACGTGTAAGCACGCGAGCATTCCAGAAGCAGCGAGACGAGTTCTTCGAACAAGGACAACGAGAGAACGCACCATGCTGGCTATGCGGACAACCCATCGACTACACACTCAAACCAGGAAGCGCCGACGACTCACACGAACTCGACCACTACGTTCCAGTCAGCATCGATGCATCATTGCAATACGATCCAGCAAACTTCAGGCACGCACACAAGATATGCAACGTGCTACGAAGCAACAAACCACCCAAGCTCAGCCTCGGAATACACAGCAGGCAATGGTATTAGAGAAATTTTTGGAATATATCAACGAATCAAAAGGAAAATGATACAGGGGATAGGGCGTTTAGATCGCTGGAGACCTCGGTGCCGGCTTACTTCCCGCGTGCGAGTGTTCCCCTCTCCCCGAGTTTTCCAATAGGGGTCGCGCGCGATGTAGGGCGGAGGTGAATCGTGGCTGCCAGGTTCGAGTTGCTGAGCGTCGCTGATGCGTTTGAACGATCATTGCGTAATATGAGCGGGCTCTCGGCGAAGGATTCCGCGCTCGTTGCTACGTCGAGAGTACTTGCGAAACGCATTGACCTTATTGCGGAGGACGGATTCATTGATGGCAACGGGAAACTGGACAATGTCACTGTCCCAACGTTCCTCAAATATTTGCAGGCGCTTGGCATGACCATTGATGTCGCACAGAAAGCGCCTGCGAAGGCCAAAGGCGGCTCACAGAAGGATATGCTCGCTGATTTCCGCCGTGAGCACCGACAGTCCGTTTGATATCAATTATGCAAGTCCAATTGTTATAACCATCAATACTAAAAATGAATCAAATAGTGACAGCACGATACCTGTTATTGCTATCGCAGTACCTCTGCGTACACCTGTAGCACGGCATGACACTGCTCCGACTATGGAGAATACAAGACTGGCAGCTGACCCCAGGAATCCGAAGAAAGTGAAGAATGGTGCTATCCATTCGGCTACTACGGTCATGATGAGCAGGAATGAAATGATGCTGAGGATCAGTCCTGTTATGGCGCTTGTGGATAGGGGTTTCCTGTTTGTTGGGGCTGTGGCCTGTATCGGTAGTTGTTGTGGTTGCATGTCTCTCTCTTCGTTCAAGGTGGTGGTTCCATGTCTTCGACATTGTTGGGGAAGATGGAGCCTCGCATTTGGACTCGTCCTTTAAGGAAGCTTACTCCTGAGACTTCTCTGGGTTACGAAGTCATTGATTTCGCCCGTTCGATTCTTGGCATCGAGCTTCGTCCATGGCAACAATGGCTTTTGGTGCATGCCTTGGAGCTGATGCCGGATGGTTCGTATCGGTTCCGCCGTGTGATTGTGCTGGTGGCGCGGCAGAACGGTAAGACCATGTTGGCGAGTGTCCTTGCCTGTTGGTGGCTTCTGGTGGATTCGTTGCGTCATCCTGAGCGGGTGCCTCCTGTGAAGTTCAAGATTGTGGGGACCGCGCAGAATCTCGATATTGCGCGTGAGCCCTGGGCTCAAGTGAAAATGTGGTGTGATCCGGAGCCGGATACGGAGGAGGCTGGTGATCTTGCGGTTCCTGCACTTCAGGACAACACTGCGAAGGTTTCGGACACGAATGGCAAGGAGTATATCCAGTCGAAGAAGCTGGCTCAGTATGAGATTCGAGCGGCGAAGAACGCCCGCGGCAAGCCAGCTGCTCGTGTGCTTATGGATGAGCTCCGTGAACAGCAGACGTGGGTTGCCTGGAATGCCACGTCGCAGACCACCAAGAGTTTCTGGTCGGGCCAGCTGTGGGGTATATCCAATGCCGGGGATGGAACCAGCGTGGTGTTGAAGGCGCAGCGTGATGCCGGTATCGCTCAGATCACGGAGTGGGACAAATACGTTGAGGATGGCTTGCAGGATGCCGAGGAGTATGCGAATTCGCATGATGTGAGCATCGGGCTGTTCGAATGGTCCGCACCTGATGGGTGTGCGTTGGATGATCCCGAGGCGTTGTGTCAGGCGAACCCGAGCATCGGATTCGGTGGTATGACGGTGCAGTCTTTGGCTTCTGATGCCGCCGGCATGACCGAGACGGGTTTCCGTACCGAGGTGCTGTGCCAGTGGGTGACCGCCGATGTGGACACGTACCTCGATCCTGATAAATGGAAGCGCGGCACCGATGCGGGTTCCTCGATCGAGGATGGTGGGCGGATCGTGCTCGGTATTGACACTACTGCGGATGGTTCGGTGACGTGGGTCGCCGCTGCAGGCTTGCGTGCCGATGGACTACCGCATGTGGAGGCGGTGACCCGCAGGGATGGGATGATGTGGGTTCCCAAACTCCTCAAACGTATCCGTGACACCACGGGTGCTAATGAGGTTGCCATACAGGGCAGGGGATGTCGCGCCGTGGATCTCATCGACCCCTTGGCTGAGCTTGGTTTCCAGGTCGATTCAATCGATGGCCCCCGTCTGGGCGCGAGTACGGGCCAGTTCCGTGACCGTGTGCGTGAGGAGAAGCTGAGGCATCTGCCGCAGCCAGCCATCGATGAGGCCGTCTCTGCTGGTGTGGCGCGCAAACTCGGTGACGTCGAGGTCTGGGATCGCAACAACTCCATGATGGATATCTCGGGTTTGATTGCTGAAACATATGCATTGTACGGCCTCGAGATGTTCGAGGCTTCGAATGGTTCCGTGACCGCTTCAGCTTACGCGGAGCATGGGCTGATGGTTCTCTAGGAAAGGGGGATCGTGTGAGTGTTTGGTCCACTATTTCGGGCTGGTTCAATCGCCCCCTGGTCAATGTCACGTTCACTCAGGATGATGTGGCCCAGGTGCTAGGACAATCTCCTGCGACAGTTGTATGCGACGCAGCCGCATCTGCGAACGGTGATCTCCTTCATGGGCGACAACGTCGCGCAGGTCGGATTGCAGCTGTTCAACCGTGAATCCGATACGAACAGGATACGTATTACTGACGATCCACTGAACGCTTTGCTGAATAGGCCGAATCCCGACATGACGCAGTTCGAACTGTTGCGTTCACTGGTGTGCGATATCGCGCTCTATGACGTCGCCTACTGGATCGTGGTGCAGGCTGATTCCCCTTCGGGGTGGATGATCCGACCTATCCCTCCATCGTGGGTGACGATGAAGAAGCAGGGAGACGTGTTCTCCCCGCAGGTGTTCACGGTCGATCCCGAGCAGGGGCATGCCGTCGACATCAAAGCCGAGGACATGATCGTGTTCCATGGGTGGAATCCCTGCGATCCAGCGTCCGGCGTCTCACCTATCAGTGCATTGAAGGACGTGGTGGCGGAACAGATTCAGGCGTGGTCGTATCGCACGCAGATGTGGAAGCGTGGCGGTCGCATCGGCATGTATCTGTCCCGTCCGAAGGATGCTCCGAATTGGGATGACAAGGCGCGTGAACGCTTCCAACGGGATTGGAAGGAATATCAGGATAACGGCGGCAAGGCTGGTTCAAGTCCGTTGCTTGAGGATGGCATGACCATGAATCGCGTTGGGTTCTCGGCGCGCGAGGACGAGTTTCTGGAAGTGACGAAGTTGTCATTGCAGACCGTGGCCCAGGTGTATCACGTGAACCCAGTCATGGTAGGGGTTCTAGATAATGCGAACTTCAGCAATACGCGCGAATTCCGCAAGATGCTGTATTCGGAAACTCTCGGTCCTCTGATGCAGATGGTGCAGGACCGTCTCAACACGTTCCTCGTGCCCAGGGTGAGCAAGGCCAGCAGCCCGTATCTTGAGTTCAATATTCAGTCCAAGCTTGCCGGTGACTTTGAGGAACAGGCTAGCGTGCTGTCTACCAGTATCGGAGCGCCATGGATGACAGTGAACGAAGGGCGCGCGCGTCAGAATCTGCCTGAACTTGATGGCGGGAATCAGCTCGTGGTACCGCTCAATGTGACCGAGGGCGGCCAGTCCAGTCCGCAGGATGGTGGGGAGCCCATTCCGGCCGAGGTTGAGGATGTGGTGAAGCGCTGGTTTGCGCGCATGAAACGTTCCAACAGTTCTCGAAAAGCAGCTGGCGAGAGTATCGATTGGAAGCGTTGGGAACGTGAACTGCAAGCCGACCTCGTGTCTTCCGGTATTGACCAGTTCAATGCGGGCATGCTCGCGAGGCAGACGAACGTTGCGGCGATGAAGTATTTTGACAGTAAGGAAGCATAGCCATGAAGCTCAAGGACATGCCGGTATCATTCCGGACCGACGGTGACGATCTGGAGGATGGCCAGTTTCTGGTCTACCCCTCGACGTTCACGCGGAAACCTGACTCGTATGGTGATGTCGTAGCAAAGAATGCGTTCGATGACACCATCCAGCAGTGGAAGCAGTCGGGGAACGTGATGCCGATCATGTACGGGCATCGCATGGACGACCCTGATTACAATCTCGGCGGCGCAATCGACATGGGAACCGACGACCACGGATGGTGGGTCAAGGGACAGTTCGACATGGACTCTCCAAAAGCAGCCCAAGTGTACAGGCTGGTGAAGGGGAAGCGACTTTCCCAATTATCTTTCGCGTTCGATGTTCTGGAAGATGGAACGACCGAGCTTGACGACGGCACCAAAGCCCACGAGCTGAGAAAGCTCAAGGTGTATGAGGCCTCGTTCGTACCAGTCGGAGCGAATCAGGACACGTCGATCGTGGCGGTCAAGTCCGCGGCCGACATGCTCACTGCTGAGATTAAGGCCGGGCGCGTCATCTCCGCGAAGAATGAAGGCACGCTGCGTAAATCAGTGGCACAGATCAACGCGGCAGCGGAAAGCCTGAACAATGTCCTGTCCCAGTTGGATGGGGAGAAAACCAATCTTGATGTGGATGAAGCCAGCGGTAACGCTGAAGCCAAGACCGAGGAGTCTGAACAGGCCAAGGCCGAGGAGCCGAAAGCCAATCCGTCCGTGGAGGCCATGTCGCAGTTAATACACATCTATGAGCAGACAGCTCAGGAAGGAGATTCGCAGTGAATCTCAAGGAGAAACGCGCTGCGGCACTCGCCAAGGCGCAGAAGTTCAACGAACGCATCGCCAACGGCGAGGAACTCGGCGAAGAGGATGTCACCGCTTTGAAGGGTATCCTCACTGAAGTGAAGGACTTGGACGCGCAGCTGTCCAAGGCTGCGGAGAAGAAGACCCTGCTCGACCAGCTCGGTTCCCTCGGTAAGAAGGAATCCAAGGTCGACAACGAGGCTAAGCCTGATGCGATCGATGCCAAGACTCCAGGCGAGTTCTTCATGAAGAGCTTGAAGAACGCGGGCATGAATGTTCTCGACACGAAGACCCGAGGATTCCAGACCACCGAGTTCAAGGGCGCAACCGACTTGCATCGCATTGGACAAGAGACAGGCGCTTTCGGCCCGCTGGTCACTGACATTGACAAGAACTTCGTCATGCCTTACCAGCGTCCGCTCCTGTTCGCCGACATTCTCGGCTCGGGCACGGTTTCCGGCAACAGCATCAAGTATCCGGTGTTCGGAGCGCTCGAAGGGTCCACGGCATTCGTGGCCGAGGGTGGCGCGAAGCCTCAGATTCATCTGGCTGACCCCACATGGGTGACCGATTCTCTGGCTGAGGTCGCGGGATTCTTCAATATCACTGATGACATGGCGGAGGATGCCGACTATGTGGTGTCCGAGATCAACTCGACCGCGCTCTACGACTTGCAGCTGCGTGAAGAACTTGCGTTGCTGTCCGGTGATGGAACCAGCAACTCCATCAAGGGTGTGCTCAAACGCGACGGCATCCAGACTGTGGCGAACGTTTCGAAAGGGACGGTCAGCGACCCTGATCTGATCTTCAAGGGCATTTCCACCGTGCAGGAGGTAACCGGCTTCGCTGCTGATGGCATCGTCATTAACCCAGCCGACTATCAGGCTATTCGTCTGTCCAAGGATTCGAACGGACAGTACTTTGGTGGCGGTTTCTTCGCTGGCCAGTATGGCAATGGTGGAATCATGCAGAATCCATCGTTGTGGGGGCTTCGCACTGTTGTGTCCGCCAGCATCCCGAAGGGTACTGTCGCCGTCGGCGCGTTCTCGATCGCCGCGAAGGTGTTCCGCAAGGGTGGTGTGCGCATCGAATCCACTAACTCGCATGGCGATAATTTCACCAACGATCAGATTACCGTGCGCCTGCGCGAACGTCTCGGATTGCAGGTCAAGTATCCGGCAGCCATCGCCAAGGTGACTCTTGGCACTACGGCATGAGGTGATCGCCGATGATGAAACCCTATGAACTCAACGGCCGCACCTTCTTGTATAGGGAAGGTCAACAGCCGAAGGGCGCGGTTGAAGTCACGCAACGAGCACCAGAGAACAAGGACGCATCCAAAACGGTGAAGCGCAAAACCTCCACCGCCAGACAAGAGAAGTGAGGTGATGGGGCGATGGCTGAAACGATTCCAGACCTGGTACCCAGTGATACGACGGTGGACTCGTCGACCTGGCTCAAGGCCGCACAGCAATCCGTGCGATCCTACTGCGGCTGGCACATCGCCCCAAACATCGAACAGACACTGAAGCTCGACTCCTACGGTACCCGCACGCTGCTGCTGCCATCCATGCACGTCACCGACATCTCAAGCCTGCTGGTAAACGGCGTTGAAATGAAGGACAGCATCGATTGGAGCACCGCAGGGACCGTACGTCTCCGTGACGGATATTTTCCCGACTGTCCAGGAGCCGTACAAGTCACGTTGTCCCACGGTTTCGATGCCGGTGAAGTCGCAGACGTGACCTCTCTGATATTGAAGCTCGCACAACGCGGTTCGACTGGTCCTGGAGTTATCGGCTCGCAATCCACGAACGGTTCGAGCGTTACCGTTCATCACCTGCAGGCGGAGCACCTTTAAGTATCCCACTCCTGCAGATCGAGAAGGACGCGTTAGAGCCGTACAAGCTGACATGGGGGGTGTCATGAGCACCGCAGCCGATTACGTAGAACAGAATTCAACGTTTTCACTGCGGCACACGGAACAGTTCACACGTCAGCGCAGGAAACAGGTTGTTGACTCGTATGAGCCGGATAACAGCACTCTTGGCGACTGGACCGATACGGAAGATCTGCAAGTGGACGGTGCCCTGGCATCTCTTACGAGCACTGAACAGGATGATGCGGTGCGCAGCGAGGTGCTTAGCACAGCACAGTTTGTTTCAGATGATCCTAATCTCGATGTCAAACGGGGTGACCGGCTCTTAGCCAGTGATGGGCGCAAATGGAACGTGGCCGGATATCCGACTCGCGATATGAACACTTTCACGGGATGGCGTCCGACACTGGTATGCAATCTGGAGGAGGTGGTCGGCTGATGCCCGCATCAGGACAGACACAAGTGGAATTCAACGACTCGTTCTTCGAATCGATCCTGCGCAGCTCCGGTGTCAAAAGCCTGTGCTACGCAGAAAGCCGAAAAGGTGCTGCAAGCCGCGAAAGCCAGTGCCCCCGTCGACAGCGGAGCATACAGGGACGGCTCTGCAACTGCGCACGGTATCCAGAGCGCACCGAGACACCGTCATGGTAGTGGGCACGGACGCGAAAACCATGCTCATCGAATCCAAGACCGGCAACCTCGCCCGCGCATTGAAGGCAGCGAAATGACCCTCTACCTGCCACCTGACATGGAACTGTTCCTCACCGGATGGCTGCGCTCGCAGCATCCCCGAAGTGCCCGGTTCGCCAACAGGGAGCCGGAGCAGCTGTCGACCCCACTGGAGCAGCCCGGTGATCGTGATACGTGACGATTCGGGACCCAAGCCACCTCGCAGGTTACGTTCGACCGCTCCATAGGCGTGAGCGTGCTGGCGGGATCGAAGACCAACGACAAGCCGGCCAATGATCTCGCGAGGCTCATCTATGCGCATATCTGACGATGTGAAGAGATCGTCACCGCTCGGGAGTCGCCGATCGCCGCGCTCATCGGTTCCGGTTGCAACGGCCCTTATCCGGTTCAGGACGACCATGATTACGCACGCCGGTACCTGACCGTCGAATATTCGACGGTCGGCACCATCCAATAACCATCAACAATCTTAGAAGCCACTCCACACGGGGTGGCTTTTCTCATATCCAAGGAGAGAAAAACATGACAGCAGATGCCAAAGGCAATGATCTTCAAGCGGTCGACGTTCCCATCACCGGCCAGCTGGCCGTCGCCCCATACGACGCGGCCAACCTGCTCACCTCCGAGCAAGGGGGTGGGCCTACGGTCGATTGGCCGACCACCAATCCTTACGTGTGGCTGGGCCTGATCAAACAGGACGGGGGTGCCACCGAGAGCCAGGACAAGGATGATGCCATCGAGTTCTTCCAGAAAGGCTATTTCCTAAACCAAGACCCAACGCTGACTATCCAGTATGGGTTGGCGGAGTTCAACGCCGCTGTCCGCAAACTCATCACCGGTCAGACTGCCGACGCGAACGGCATGATCGCTGTCGATACGTACACGCCGGACACGAAGTGGATTCTCTTCTATGAAGAGATCTACAAGAACGGCAAAATTCGTCGTCTGAACGGTGTCGTGCAAGTCACCAACACAGAAGTGGATCAGTCTGAGCGTGGCAACGTCAAGGGCAGATCGGTAACGATGACATGGCAGCCAGATCAAATCGTGGGCAATGGTTCCACCACCAAGTTCAACGAATGGCAGTACGACCCAAAAGCGTGAAGTCGGTAGCGGTGACCGCCGCTGATGGCGGGACCGCACCGACTGTTCAGGCTGGTTCAACAATTCAACTGAAGGCTGTCGCGACATTGGCAGACGCTTCGACGATTGATGTCACCGCATCATCGCAGTGGGCATCGAATGCGGTGTCCAAGGCAACTGTGGCCAGCACAGGGAAGGTTACCGGCGTTGCTGCGGGGACGACGGAAGTTACCGCTACAAACGGTGACGTTACATCGTCTGCCGTGACTGTCACAGTATCCGCCTGAAAGTTATTCATCCCATCCGTGTGGTTCATGCTCTCCATGCGGATGGGATTTTCACAGAAAAAGAGCCTCATCTTAAAGGAGCATAAGAATGGTACAGAAGAACGATATTCCAGATGATCTCAACTTTGAAGAAGCCACCGAAGAATCATATGAAGCAGGAATCGTCGAAGCTGGCAAGACATTGGAGAACCGCTATATTGTCAGATTCCCTAACCTGTATGTGAAAACTTACGAGGGACATACTTACCGCCTACCGCTGGCAGTGAGGGCTGACTACTTCGATGACGAGGACGGCCAGGAATCGCCATTAGCGCAGATCAGATCGGTGCTGACGCGCGAGAATCCAACCAAACGTAAATTGATCAACAGTGAAATGTCGGTCACCTTGCTTGCCATTGGCGACAGGTATGCGGATGTTATCGCCGACGTGCAGATGGCATCACTGGGAAAATACAAGGCTTCCTCCGCAGTATCGAAGCCGACCGAGTAGAAGCCGCTGCGGACTTCGCCAGGCTCGGCTGGTCACTGACTGGTGATGTGGGTAGACGGCTGCGTTACGGGGATGCAATGGCGTTGTACGCCTCACTCATAGCCGACCCATCAAGCATGACCGGGGCCAAACATCTCGGATTGGACTATCCGATGAGCTGGGAAGGGTTGTCCGCTGCCTTCCATCAGCGAGGGTATCTGATGCCGGCACCGCTGCGCATCGGTGAAGAACCGTGGAGTGACCCTGCTGACGATGAGGAATTGGAACAGGCTAAAGGCGAAACTCAGCCCGTTCCCCGGAGTGAACGTTGAGGAGTTGGCCATGACAGGTGCAGCAGGGGCCGAGGTAGGTTCGGGACACGTTTCGATCTTCCCCGTCATGACAGGGTTCCGGTCGATGGTCTCCAAGGAGATCCAGGCATCGGGCAAGGAAGGTGGCAGCATCTTCTCTCGCGCCTTCCAAGGCGTCGGGTCGAAGGCGGGATCATCTCTCGGCAAGGATATGAAGAGCGCGTTCAACGGTTCGGCCGGTGACCTGGCTTCACCCGCTTTGAAGAAGATGCAGTCTGAGGTGGCATCAGCAGCCCGTGCGATGAGCGCAGCGAGACTCAAGCAGCAGGACGCTGCAGGCAAAGTGCGCGTTGCCGAAGCGCAGTTGGCGGCGGCGATAGCGAAGAACGGTGCCGAATCGGTGCAGGCCGTAGCCGCTTCCGAGCGTCTTGCCTCGGCGAAACGCAGGGAACAATCCACCTCGGAGGCACTGACGGCGGCCGAAGGTCGCCTCAAGGATGCCAAAAAGGCAGTCTCCGATGTCAAACAGGCCACCATAGAAGCACCAAAGACAGGCGTGTTCACCAACGCCATCCAACGTATCCGCAGCAGCGTACAGGGATTGAACCGTGAGAACGTCGATGCGGTCTCCTCGAAGCTCTCTGGCTTCGGTGTTAAGTGGGGAGTAGTCGCCGGAGTAGCCGGGGCGGCGACACAGCGGATCATGGGATTGTTCTCGGGCATGATCTCTGGTGCCATGGATGCCTCGGATTCGACGCAAAAGTTTAAGAATACGTTGAACTTTGCAGGAATCGACACCGAGACCATCGGCAAGCTCGTCGACCAGACCCAGGTCTACGCCGACAGGACCGTCTATAATCTCGGTGACATCCGTTCCGCGACAGCCCAGTTGGCATCCAACGGTGTGAAGGACTACGCGAATCTAGTGGAGGCCGCTGGCAACCTGAACGCCGTGGCCGGTGGTAATGCGGACACGTTCAAAAGCGTGACGATGGTGCTCACCCAGACCGCAGGAGCGGGAAAGCTCACCACAGAGAACTGGAACCAGCTTCGTGATGCGATCCCCGGCGCTTCGGGAAAGATCCAGGATGCCTTGAAGAAGAACAAGGCCTTCACCGGGAACTTCTCCGACGCTTTGGAGAAGGGCCAGGTCAGCGCCGACGAGTTCAACCAGGCGCTCATGGATCTTGGCATGACCGACATTGCGAAGAAGGCGGCGGCCGACAGCAGCACATTCGAAGGTGCGATGGGCAACTGGGAGGCTGCTGTCGAGAAGTTCGGCAGCACGTTCCTGGACACGATGAAACCCCAATTGACAGGGGCCATCAATTTCGCTTCAGACAAGCTCGGTAACTTCACCAACTGGTTCAAAAGAACGTGGGATTCGGTCTCTGGACTCATTGAGAAGAAGGACTTCAAAGGCGCGTTCAAGAAGGCCTTCAACGTCGACGACTCCACCATGCGCCGGTTGGAGGAATCATTCTCAGGCATCCATGAGGGATTGAACACCATCGGTGACGCGTTAAGCCCGCTCAAATCCAAGGTGACCGGTGCCGGCAGCTCGTTCCCCACGTTGAACCGGGGGCTGAACGGGTTCGCGCAGGCATTGGACACCGTGCAGCCCGTGCTCCCGGCCATCGCGAAACTGCTCGACCTGTTTGGGGAACTCCCTACAGGAGTACAGTCTGCCGTGCTCGGATTTGCACTCTTCGGCAGACAGACCAGCATGATCCTCACGCCGATCGGCATGGTGGTGAAAGCCTCGGCGGGATTGGTGAAAGGCATCGGTTCCGTCGGTAGCGCCATCAGTGGAATGGTTTCGGGCAGACTCTCGAAAGCCAGCTCGATATCATCCATAGCGGAGTCACTCGAATCAGCGGGGAGTAGTGCGTCCACAGCCGCACCCAAGATCGGGAACGCAGCCGCAAGTGTGGAAAAACTTGACACCAAAGCCGCCGGAGCAGTGAAGAAGACCGGCGGGCTCTCTTCCGCGCTAGGTGGTATAAGTCCCGCAAGCGTAGCCTTTGGCGTAGCCGGTATCGGTATTTCTCTAGTGTTAGCAGGAATAGCCGATGACGCTGAAAAGTCAGGTGACACCATTGAGGACTTCACCGCAGCCGTTAAAGAAGGTGGAAGTGCTACAGAATCTTTCTTTAGCAAATTGAAATCCGGGGCTGAAGGGAAACTGGGGTTCTGGGATAAATTCAATTCCGGGCAGGGGGCGTTCACTGATGGGACGTTAGCTCAGGCGGCCAAGAATGCTGGAATCAGTTTTGACACGGTCCAACAAGCAATATCTGGTAGCAGCTCCGCTATGCAAGCTCTCAATGATAAAACCGGAAATCTCTGGAATCAGATGTCATCATCTGGATCCGCAGCGAAAATCGTCAGAGACGAGGTCAACGGTCTACGTGATGCCTATAAGAACACTATCGACCAGATGATTGAGTACTCCAAAACTCAGGATTCGATTACAGCAGGATTCGGTAGCGCATCTGCGAAGTTCAGTGAGCTCAGTACAACGCTGAAAGCCAATGGAGATAACCTGCAGAACAATAGCCAACTGTCACAACAGTCATCTCAATACATGCAGTCGGCAGCGTCGAGCGCGTTGGAAGCAGCTAAAGCGCAGGTGGTATATGGGAAAGCGAACGGAGACACTGCTGGGAGCGTGCAGGAGGCCAAGAATCAGATTCAATCCATGCGTGACCAGTTGGTTGGTACTCTCACCCAGTATGGAATGAGTGAGGATGCGGCGAATAAGTACGCTGATGCGCTCGGACTGATACCAGGCAATGTGAATACTGATGCGTTCCTCCAAACCGATGTTGCTAGTTCTGACCTTACGGCTTACCTGGATCGTTTACAGGCAACCCCAGAGCAGAAGCAGACAGTGATGAATGCTCTGACAGCTCAAGCAGATGGGAATGTTGACAATCTGCATCTCAAAATCAGTGATTTGCCAACATGGGTGAATTCGGTGCTAACCGCTGACAATACGGATGCCCAGAAGAAAACAGCTGAAGCGACGACGTCGTTACGTCATTTTGATGGCTCTAAAGCTAATGCGTCACTAAACGCCGATAATTCTGATGTGAAAAATAAGGCCAGTGAGGCAAGAGGGAGTATTAAGTCCGTTCCCGAAGAGCATAAGACTAACTTCTTCGCCGAACAAGCCGGTAGCGGCTGGACGAACATCAAGAACTTCTTCGGAAGTTTTGGCAGCACGATGACATCCTACTGGGGTTTGTCGCATGGAGGAGAGGTGCATCGTGCGAATGGTGGAATTGTGCAGCGTCTGGCCTCTGGTGGGCCATCGGGGTATGTGTCTGGTCCTGGGACTTCAACTTCCGATTCGATCATGACCTGGCTCTCGGATGGAGAATACGTCATCCGCGCCGCGGCCGCGAGAAAGATTGGCCTGCAGAATCTTAACCGGGCCAACGCCACGGGAAAGCTTTCTGGAGGAACGGTCATATCGTCGCAGCCTGTCGTGAATCAGAATATCAGTATCACGAATAAGGGTGTGGTGAATCCTTATGTGAATGGGAACATTCTTGGCCGCACGGCAGCCTCCTCTGCCCGTAATTCATTGATGGGGGTGTGAGGATGATTGATGCTCATGCGTTTCTCTCTTTTGGAGAGAACGAGAATATCCATTTTCATTCTGGACGATATAAGCCCTCAGGCGGTGCTTTGATGCTATCCAAGGAAGGCATCGAGGGTTGGTGGGGTGCCCCTGATCTGAAGGTTGATGTGACGGAGCGTGCGTCGGGTAATGGTGGTCATGATGTTGCGTCTGATGCGATACTCTATGCGTCGCGCACGGTGACGGTGAATTTCACTGCGATCGGTGACGTGCGTTCCGAGGTGTTGGATGCGGTTCGGCGTGTGGAGTGCGCGAATGGGTTGCCGGTGAGGTTGAGGGTGGTGGATGACCGGTCGGACACGTTCGTTTCGGGTTATGTGCGCCCGCAGTTCGGTTCCGCATGGAACGAGCGGTTCCAGTCGGGCACTCTCGCTGTGGTGTGTCCGCGTCCTGAGCGTTTGTCGTGGGCTGTGTCCCGGTTGCAGTTGTTCCCGGTGTCGGTGCAACGGGGCGGCTTGTCGTATGGTGGCGGCAACGGGTTGCGCTATGGCTTGTCGTATGGGACGGCTGGTGTGGCGTCGAATGTAGCGTTGCTGACGAACGCGGGGAGTTCCCCTGCGTTTCCGGTATTGACGGTGACAGGCCCGTTCCCTGATGGTGTGCTCATCCAGTGGGGTGGTGGCGCGCTGCAGTACGATGGCGCGGTTGGCGAGGTTCCGCTCACTCTGGATTCGCGTTCGCAGACCGCTGCGATGGGTGGTGTCGACGTGAGCCGGAATCTGTCAAGGCGTGACTTTCCCGTGGTCCCCGCCGCCGGTTCGGTGTCGCTCAGGCTCATGAGTGCCGGTTCGGGTTGGGTGACGGCCTCGTGCCGTGACACGTTTATCTGACATTTCTGAATTCTATTTTTTTCATTGTTGAGCCTCGTCGTTGGCGGGGTTTTCCTGTGTTGGGAGGCTTGTATGGTTACTGCCCTGGGTGTTGATGTGGATGCTGATGGCAATGGTGTGGATCCGTTGACGCATCGCAATATCCTGAAATCGAAGTGGGTGAATACTGGTGTGGTCGGCGGGCTCGTGGTGTCGGGGCGTGGCGACCTGTATTATGCGGTGTCCGCGGGCATGGCGGTGTGTTCGATGGGTGACGCGGACGGGTATACGGAGGCGTACTGGCCCGGTGGGGTGACGGAGAACGCGGTGAGTGCGGGGGATGGCACGTATCCGCGTATCGACTCGGTGTATCTGCTCGCGAACACGGGCACCCCGGACAATCTGGTGCATTGCCGGGTGGCTCAGGGCACTGCAGCGGCGTCTCCCGTGGCACCCGTGCTGCCGTCCGGGGCGTTGCTGCTGCGCACGGTCAACGTCCCTGCGGGGGCGTCCACGACGAGTGCCGGCACGTTGAGCGCCGATGTGCGCTATGCGATCCCGTACGGGGCGTCGGGGAACCTGCTGGGCGGGTTCACGAACACGACGGACCAGTTCGGGTCGAGCACCGCCCGTCAGTGGTATACGCAGGAGAGCGTGTCCGTGTATGTGCCCACGGACAGGATGCTGGAGATCGTGTA